TTACAATAAAGGTACTGGTGCATCCACTGGACATTCAACAACATCGTTGACGAATACAATGGGCATGGGTACCCTCTTTTTGGCTGCTTTCCGTGAAATTACAGGATTATCATCTAAAGAGTTTAAACATTTTAATTCTCTTTCGTTATATGGAGATGATAACATGATTTCTTGGCAGTTAGATGCTCCCCCATCTTGGAATTTTAAAGCTGTACAGCAGACTATGGCAAAATGGGGCGTTGATCTACGTGAAGAGGCAACGGGGGATCTTAGTAAGATTGAATTCTTATCTAAATTTGCTCGTAGGCCCACGGAAAAAGACATTGCAGAGTTTGAGGAGTTTGGCGTGGATGTACCGGAGTGGGTTGTTTACCACAATCGTGATAAATTAGTTGGTAAAATTAAGGCCCCGGTTACTAGCCGCCGAGCAACTTACGCTGCTACGCGTCTAATTTCTTATTTAGAATTATGCGCAGGACATAGAGACATTTACGACTCTTTGGTTGCGATAATTTTACGAAAAGTCAAACGTGCTAAAATGGAGGATCCCAAGTTTAACGTTAGGATTCCTTCTTATCAGGCTATTTTGACAAATTGGTATAATCCATCCACTGACCTATCTTCACTTCACAATGATAATTCATTTGTTGATGATGAGAAATACAAGGATGGTTTGGTATTATTTGGTGAGATGTCTATAATAGATCATTTCACAAATTTCCTTTCTCGAGTAATTGACGTTTTTAATCCTGACGTCTATAACTCTACATTCACAAATTTCGTACAGCGGCCTTTCAGAAAGTTTTCTGAATGGCCCTTTGCCATGTTAAGCCATGCGAACTCCGCGCATACAGCTCGCCATTTGTCCACATTAGTTCAAAAATCTCCATATGACTGGATTTCGAATGAAGTGGAACTTGTGACAGCTGGTGATGCTCGGTTTGCAACATCCAAACTTTTAAAACATTGGGTGTACATGGCCTTGCGTAAGGAAAGAGGGAGTTATTTCTCTTTATATATTGCCGCTATTGACAAAAAGTTGTGTGATCTAAAGGCCATTTTATTTGGTTATTTAGATTTGTCTATACGGCGTGTTGATGTGCCAATCTGGAATATCTTATTAGTGGCTTTGTTAGGAGCGATCCCTGACTTACCTCTACCAGATTACACAAAAATACCAGGCTATCATGCGCTTTGCGACTTTAGTCTTGGTGCAATTGCAGACCAATTTTTCGCTCTTGGCTTAAACAAGATTTGGTCGCTCACACCACCAAACTTTGTTTCAGTCATATCAGCATTGAGCATAATTGAAAAGGGTCAACCAATCACAATAAAAGCGTCTACTGGTACAGGCAAGACTTCTGTGATGGTTAACTTGATTTCAAAGAAATTTATGAATTTCACGAAAATAGTTGTTGTGGAACCTCGCGCTGCTATTGTTAAAGGCATTGTTCCATATATGCGATCACAATATGGGTTAGATGCTACGATGCTAACGCAGGGTGCCACTTATGACCCGAAAGCGCGTGTTGTGTATTGCACACCTCTTGAAGTTTTAATACATCCAGAGTTTTTGCAACAGAACACCTTATATATTGTCGATGAATGTCATGTAGACGAACCTTTACATGCTTTCAGCATTGATTTCCTTATGAAGCAAGATGTTTTCTTAGTATTGACATCTGCAACCCCTAAAGAAGGGGATGCTCGCGTGACCGAACTGACAATTCCTCGGTTGTGGTCAATTGAAGATGTTGATGCTTTGAAT